CTGAGTTGTTTCCCCACAAGCCCCACCCCGCCGCCCAATCGAAACCGTCTGTCCGCCTCAGCCCTCTCGTCCGCGCGTACACGACCCTGCTCCCGCCAGCTGAGGTCGGCCGTCTCCTCTCCCTTCTGCCGGTCGGCACCCCCCGCGACGTCGTCGTCGCCCACCTCCTATACTCTTTCGCCCTCCTCCCACACTTCCAATCCAGCTCCGGCGATCTCTCCGCCTCGCTCCTACGCCACCCGAAGCGTGCTAAAGGGCTCTCAAACGCCCTCAAAGCACTCGGTCTCAACTCGACCCCTGTTGGCGCTGTCCTCACCGAGTCCCAGGTCCTCCAGGGCCGCCTTACCGGTGGGGTCGACTGGAGCGTGGAGATCCCTCGTCGCTGCGACCCCACCCTCGTCCGCCCCCTCCTCGTATCCCTCACCGCCGATGAGCTCCGGCCCCATGTCGCCGCCATCCTCGACTCGGAACTCCCCAAGGGCTTCACTCTCCCCGACCTCGACGAGTTCTGGTCTTCTCGGTGGCTGTGGTGCGTCAACGGCGCTCACACTTCCGAATCGTCGCGTGCCCTCAACATCCCTCCCGACTCGTTCCCTGGGTTCGGGCGCACCTACCGTCGCATGGCCGCCGAGTTCGTTGACTCCGAACCGATTTCCTCGTGGGATGGGACCACCACCGTCTCTGCTTCTGAGAAACTCGAGCACGGCAAGACCCGGGCTATCTTCGCCTGTGACACGTTATCGTACTTCGCCTGGTCCTGGCCCCTTAACGCGGTCCAGTCGGCGTGGAAAAACAAGCGTGTCCTGCTCGACCCTGGCGCCGGTGGAACTGTCGCTCTCGCTTCCCGGATCGGTACCGCGACTGCCCGTCCCGGCGTGAACCTGATGCTCGATTTTGACGATTTCAATTCCCATCACTCTACGTCGGTGATGCAGATGGTCACTGACGAGCTCCTCTCCCGCTGCGCGGCCCCCCCCTTCCTCCGCGACGTCCTGATCCGCTCCCTCGACTCCGAGTACATCCGCCACGACGGTAAGATGTCACACGTCGCCGGCACGCTCATGTCTGGTCACCGTGGAACCACCTTCTTCAACTCGGTTCTGAACGCCGCCTACATCCGGGCCGCCGCCGGTG